GCCACCGTCGGGCGTGATCGAGAGCGTGCCGCTGGTGATCGCTTGGACTTGCGCCAGGGTGATCGCCCCGCCGCGCACATACCCGGATGTCGCGACAGTGTTGTATTGGGCGAATTTGACCGCGCCGGGCTTTTTGGGCGAATTGTCGAACCCGTTGAAATAGACCACCGCCGCGGCGTATTCCGCCGATGCCAGCCCGAAGTAAGTCCCGACGGCGGCGGCCGACGCGAAGCTGATCACAGTTCCGATGGGGACTTGCGTCGAGTTGGTGAGAAAGAGACCGACGACGTCGAGCGCCGATCCGCCGGCGGAGATCACGCCGGGCGAAACGCTGACGAATAGGGAGGCGGGAATCGCTTGCGTCATCGTTCAGAGCCTTCGAGCCGGATAGACCTTTGCGCCATACTAGCGGGAAGTTTCCGCCTTGTCGATACGGCTGTCAGTTCACCGCGTTTACGCCAATATTCGAGATGGTATAAGAGCCGGCGGAGTAGGCCGCCGCCGTCGTGACCGCAAGACGGACCCACTTGAAAGCGGTATTCGCTACCGATGCGGCATACATGCCATTCCCCGCCGCGGTCATTGTCGAACCCGAGATCGTAAACCAGTTAGTCCCGTCCATAGAACCTTGCATCGTCACGACGGGCTGTGTGGTAACGGTCGGGCTGCCGGCTAGGATCATGAAAGCCGTGACGAGTTTCGTGCCTTCGACATAAAGCGGCGTCGTCGCGCTGTTGAGGGTCGAGAGCACAAAGTTTGAGGCGGTGAGCGCCGTCGAATTGAACATCGAGGCAAGCGGGTTGGTGGCCGCATAGAAGTCGCGCGCCTGGCGCACCAAAGGCGCGGCCATTGGGGGCAATTCGAGAGCGGTGATTGTGGCCGTAACGGTGGTGGACGTTCCGCCACAAGAGAAGAAAGACCACCGTCGCCGGCCGCCGACAGGGAGCGCCGGCATGGAGACAGTGCTCGTGGTGGTGATCGGATCAGAAGTCCAAATGTCCGAGAAATTGGAACCGCCGCGGCTTTCCTGAAGAATCGCAAAGACCGCTGTCGCAGTCCCGAGCGTCAAGGTCGAAACGTTAATTTCGGCCGATACCCACGCGCCCGAGCCGGCCGCCGAAGCGATGATCGTACCGTTGACCCTGCCCGCGCCAGCAAAAGCGCCCGCGCTCACGTCGGTCTGCGAAATGGCGGTCGCCACCGAAACGCCGACTTCTTTGTTGGTCGAGCCGTTGGCGATGTTCATTTGCGGGACGGAGCCCGCAATTTGCGACAACGAAGTGACTGTGCTGACGGTCGTCAGCGTGCCCTGCGTGATCGCCGCATTGACGCCGAACACGTTTCCGGACGGAGCCGTCCCATAGGCGGTCACGGTGCCGGTAAGGGCCGTTCCCGCGTAGGACGACATGTCGCCACGAAGCGCGCCCGCTACGGTGAGCGACAAGGGTGAACTTTGAGCGGTCGTGTAGGACGGGGCGGCGGTGGTGACGGCGGCAAGCGTCAAGTTGCCATATTGGCCGGCCGTGGTCGAACCTTGAGCCGTCGAAGGCGACGTATATGCCGGATTGGTTTGTGAGACCGCCGCGCCGGCAATGTCGAGGTTGACCGCCCCGATCAAATTGGTTCCCGAAGGAAGCGGCGCAATCAAGTCGGTATGCAACTGATTGATGGCGGTGATCATAGTCGCCTGATTGGCTGACGTCGCCGCGCCTGCGGGGAGCGGGAGGGACGCTGCGGAGATTGCCGCTGCGCCTCCCGATACAACGCCGGCCAGAGTCGAAAGATAGGAATTGCCCGTGGTCTGCAAAGCCGACGTAGCCGCGCCCGAGGGGAGCGGAAGAGACGCTGCGGAGATTGCCGCCGCGCCTCCCGATACAACGCCGGCTAAGGTCGAAAGATAGGAATTGCCCGTGGTCTGCAAAGCCGACGTAGCCGCGCCCGAGGGGAGCGGAAGCGTCGCCACGGAAACAGCCGCCACGCCGCCCGTCACAATTCCGGCCAGGGTCGTTAGCGCATTGTTCCCGGTGACTTGCAAAGCCGCCGTTGCCGCGCCCGAGGGAAGCGGGAGGGCGGAAGTCGAGACGGCAAGGACGCCCCCCGTGATGGCCCCGGCGATGACGGCGAGCGCATTGTTGCCCGTAGTCTGCAAAGCCGACGTAGCCGCGCCCGAGGGGAGCGGAAGCGTTTGATCCGAAGCTAGGACTACCGGAAGGCTTTCCGCCGCGCTGTTCTGGCCAGCAGGGGGGAGCGTGTTGATCGTCGTGCCGGTTCCCTGTGTGACCTGAATCGTCGGAAACGGCATTTTGCGAACCCTAGAAAGAGATGACGGAGATCAGTGCGCTATCGTCTGCATTGGAAAAGTCGAGCTTCCCGTTGCCTACCGGGGGGTTAGGCACATACGTGGAGTCAATCTCGATCAATCCGAGGGTCAATGTAGCCGCAAAATCTTGTGGTGTCGATACAACAGGATTTGCTTGCATGGTGAGGCTCATAATCCATCGGTCCTCCCATTGCTTTTCGCCGTTGATGAAAGGGATTTGATTGCCTTCGTCGCACCAAAGCGGCGCAACGGCATAGCCATTTGACCGCATGAATTCGGTCGCGAAAGAAGACCGCCAAAGCGTCGAAATGATCTGCGAATTGTCCGACCCCATCGACCCGTGAACGTCGAGTTGAAAGGTCAACTGCGTGCCTTCCTCATAGGTCATCGTCGTATCGGTCGAATGCGTCCGGTCCCAATCCGCAACGGTGGTGCGGAGACGGTCCCGGCGCGCTTCGGTCATGACGACAAAGTCGGCCGCCTTGGGCTCCGGAACGCGGTTGCCTTGATTGACGAAAGCTTCGGTCCCCGAGGGGAGCACGGCCAGGAGGAAGGCCCGAAGCGCCGTGAGGCAATCGTCTTGCGTGATCGAGGGGACGAAATTGGTCACGCGGGAACCTCGCGCTCGAAATCGCGATAGTCTTCCGGAAGGTCAGGGACAGGCTGAGGCCCGCGCAAAGCGTGATGGCAATCCGCAAGATAATCGATTTGACCATTCGTCAGAAAATAGTGACACACGCGTTCATTTTGCCACGACAGATGAAAACTAGGTATTGCGGACATACCGTCACCCGGCGAGAAATATGTCCAGCCCCGCCCTTTGGGTAACGTGTGCAGCCGGTTGCATCCGGCACACCAATGATGATAGCCGGCGTCGCTTTCCCTGAATTTGCGCGAAATTTGCATAGCGTTCATTGGGTTTGTGGCGGATTCTGCAACGTGACCGCTACCTTACACCACCCCGACGAATCCCACCCCTCCAAAACTTGCGTCACAAGCCAGGTATCGCCCTCGCTGGCCGACGTGAGGCCGGTCGGGATCAAGAGCCAATCGCCGCCCTTCATGGCCGGCCGGTTGAGCCCTTGGACGCGCTGATTGATGTAGACCGCGCGCGAAATGCCTTGGACGTTGAGGCTGTCCATTTGCTTAAGGTCGTCGCTCGACAGAGCTTGCACCCGGAAAGTCACGCTGGCGGTCGTGGTTGTCGTCTCGACGCGGTGGCCGGCGGCGTCCGTGGCGTAGCCCGTATTCGAAACAATCGAACCGACGAAGGGCGCGTTGATGGGGTCCATCAGGGGGCCGACGATGGCGCTTAGGTTCATCCGACCACCTCCGCCGGGGCGTTGGCGGTCTTGCCGCCCTTGGCCACTATAGCGCCTCCGGTCGTGACCTCATAGGAAATGCTGTTCCACATAACGGCGGTGTCGATCAGCGGCTTTTCGAACCCTTTGCGCTCGATGGTGATAGGCGACAGGGGCGGCGCGTTGGTGTCGCGGATCGATTGCCGAAGCTGGCCGGCGATGCCTTCGCCCATGAGCTCCAAGCTCTTGCCGATGTTGTAATCCTGAAGCTTCAAAATGTTCGCCAGGCTATCGCCCCACTTCGGCGATTTGGCGGCCACCATGTTCGAAAAGAATGGGCGTGGCGGAATGCCGCGTGCCGGCGCACCGAAGTTCTGGACGGCGGCCACCATGGCGACGCTTGTCCCGTCCGGGTAGGTGGCGTCTTCCAGAAAGCCGACGCGAAGTTCACCCGGTTGCGCCAGGCGAGCCCCGAGCTCCGCCAGCGCCTTAGCGAGCGCGTCGCCACCTACCAACGTCGCGGCGGACATGCGGGGCCAGACATTCCCGGCACATACTGGAAGGTGCGAAGTTGCCGCGTCATGTTCCAGTAAGTCGCACCGTATTGGGTTTGATTATACCAGGCCGCCGCTTGCGGGCCGTTGTATTCCGCCGACATATTGACGGAACCTTGCCCGGCCGACGAAATGCGCCCGACGACGCGCGATTGCGCTTGCACAGTCGAGCCGAAATAGAGTTGCGCCAGGTGCGCCGTCAAATGCCAGAGATACCGAAGGCGGGGGAGATAGGTCGCCGGATCGCAGGGCGCAAGCGATGCGTCCGTATTGTCGAGGATCATAGTCGCGTCGGTGAAACAGTCGTTCACTTCGTCGTCAGACACATTCGAGAATTCAGGGAACCGAACGCGCCAGTCCGCGACGACGAAGACCGCGACAGTCATGACGTCAGTTGCGCGGAACGTCGAGCGGAACCACCTTGCCGGTCGGGTCGGGCTTTTCCGGATTGATCGGTTCCAGCCCCGACTTGAGGTCTTTCCGCTCGCGAGCCATCGCCTTGGAATCGGCTTCCTTGGCTTGGGCAAAAATAAGCCCATTGGCAACGGGGCCGTAATGCTCATTCTCCGCAATCCAGGCGTCCCAGAAGTCCTTGGGAATGCCGTGCGTCAGACCGTAGGTGAAAGCCACGTCGTGAGCTTCAACGTTGAGCTCGCGGTTGTTCGCGTCCACGCGGCGACGCGCGCCGTTGAGCGTAAAGCGGACCTTGGGCTGACCTTCCCGAGCGATCTCCATATGAAGACCGTTCGGGAGTTTGCAAGCGACGGTGACGGTTTGCATGTGGTCGATCAGACTCCGAGCATGGAAGCGATGCCGAAAGGCTGCTTCAGGATGAAACCCCACGTCCCTTGAGACTTCTTTTGAGCCCAGGCGGAAAGGTCGGGAATCACGGCGTGGGCGCGCATCTTTTCCGTGAAAGCGCACACGCCGGTGTCTTGGCCCTCCGCGCTGTCAAGGATCAGTTGCACCACGTTGCCGGCGGCCGTCGCGTAATGCGTCGCGGTCTTAACTTTGATATTCGGGAAATTCTTTTTGAGCAGGTCGGCAACGTTGACGTTGAAGCTATTGGTGGCCGTCAGCGCAACTTGCGAAGCCGGCGACAGCGCCAGCGTCATTTGCGCGTCGAGCGACGCAATGTCCGGAGCCTGCACTTGCAGTTGCGAGAACAGCGATTGAATGTCGGTGAAGACTTCATTCGCGGTCGCCGTGACCACGCCGGCGGTGATCCATGGGCCATGCGCATTCGACCCATAAACCTTCGGACCGGGCTGAAGCGAGGCGGTCAGGTTCGGATCGTTGAGGATGCCATAGTTGGCCAGGCCGGCGACGCCGAAGAAATAGCTGTTGTTTTGGAATTTGTCCAAAACCATAGCCGAAGCGATGGACTTTTGCGCGGCCCATCCGATCTTGGCGAGACCCATGCGTTCGACTTCGCGTTCGCCCCACTGAGTTACCGTCTGGTAATGGTAGCTTTGGCGTTGCGGGAAGTTCACGTTCGCGCCGCTTGAACCGTTGGTCGAATAGTCGCCATAGGACGACGTTTCGCCGGTGTTTTCCACGACGGGGAAGGCTGCGGTGTCGGTCAGCCAATCGCCCTTTTTGGCTTCGCCGAAAATCTCCGCCGCCTTGTTTGGCGTCACCAGAACCCGAATGATCTCCGGATCGGTGTAGACGGTGAGCCAATTCGGAATGCCCGCGTTGGACGTGGTGACAAGCGTCGGTTGCGCGTCGAACGCAAAGGCCGAGTCGTTGGCGAAGCCCTCCGGGATGTAGTCGAACGTCTCGGGCGGGAAGTGAATGCCGTAGTCTCGGGCGAGAGCGGCAAATTCAGGATTGCGGCGCATGGGTTTTCCTTATCAGCCGAGAGCGCGAGACGACATCTTGACAAGCTCGCCAGCAAGGGCGGAGCTCCGCGCATACCATTTCGTCTCGATTGCCGAGGTGGCCGAAATGGTCGTGCTACTGGCCGTTTGCGAGACGGAGACGGCGTAAGTGCCGGTCTGGCCTGCGCCGGTCAAGAATTGCGAGATGTAAGTGCCGGCGGTCACGCCGGAACCCGACAGGACGTCGCCCACGGCCAGGGCTCCGGAGCTTACCGCCGTGACGGTGAGCGTGCCATACGCGCCGCTGACGGTCGTGCTGGCCACGGTCTGCGGCGTGTCCACCTGATAGGTGCCGACGCCCCCGGCGGTGCCGGTAAGCTGCGCCGAGACCTTGGTGCCCGACACGACGCCGGTGCCCGAGATGGTCGCACCGTTGACGACAGTGCCCGAGCCAACCGCCGTGACCGATAGGACGTTGCCCGCGATGGAGCCGGTGACGGAGAAGGTCGAGGCCGCGATAGAGCCTGTCGTGCTTGCGCCGGTCGGCGGCGAGCCTGCGGCGGCGAACGTGACCGCCCCGGTGACATAATTGGCGTATGCCTTCATGCCGATAGTGACCGGGGTCGAGCCCGAATTGGTAACCCAAAAATCGCCGGTGTCGAAGATCGTGCAGGGGAAGCCCGCCGGAATGACGCTCGACCCTTCGGCAAGGAAGGTGGTGATCAGCGCGTTGCCCGGAATGCGCGGCACGAAGCCCGTCGGAAGACCATACCCGGCATTTGACGCGGTCGTGCCGGTCGGGTCCGACCAAGCGAAGCGGCCCACGGTAAGGCCGCCCGTCGCGGTGACGAATTGACCCCCGCCCGCCGGCGCAACGGCGCGAGGATTGGCGGAAGCGAAGTCACCCGCGACAGCGAAGGCCGGGTTGACGTTGACTTGCGTTTGAAAGCTCATCGGAAGCGGCCCTTATGCGGTCTTGAGGGGGCGCGCTTCGGGGAAGCGCTTGCGGTAGGACGTGGCCGAAGCGGCGTCCAGGGCGACACGGGGCGCGGCGGCGGCGGGCGTCGAGCCAGGCTTGGGGCAGAGCGCCAGCATGTGCGGAA